TGATTCTTTCCGGCATTATGCAAATGACCGAGACAAAGAACGGCAATGGCCGCGAATATCAGCACGAAACCATGGTGCGCGAAGTGGGAAATTATCAAAAACTCGTTAAAGAAAGCCGCGCCCTAGGTGAACTCGATCACCCCGATGATTCGGTCATTAACCTTCGAAATGCCTCCCATATGGTTACAGCTATTTGGATGGAAGAGAAAAACGTGATGGGTAAGATCAAAGTACTCGACACACCATCCGGCAAGATTCTACAAGAATTGGTGAACGGCGGCGTGACAGTCGGCGTATCCTCTCGCGGAATGGGCTCTGTGCGTGAAGAGATGGGGAGAACCATCGTAGAAGATGACTTCCAGCTGATTTGTTTTGATATGGTTTCTGAGCCATCAACGCCAGGCGCGTTCATGATGAAGGAAGCCAAAGATCTTTCCGAGTCCAACATCATCACCAAGGCAGATCGTATTAATCGATTATTAAATGAGGTTCTCGACGATGAGTAAGTGGTCAAGTTTCGAACAAGATCAAGAGTATACTGAGGATTGGCGCCAATATCTTGAATCCCAAGAACTCGAAGAGGGTATTGGCGATACTTTAGAAAAAGGCCGTCAAAGGACTGCCGGCGCCTATGATTGGATTGCAAACTTCCTCTCAGGCACCCCCAAGGACAAAGATTACTCGCACTTAAACATGCCTACGCCGGATATCCCAACGGCAAAAGGTGCAGAACCTGAAGGCGAAGAAAGTGCCGAAGAGGATGCGGCCACAACTCAAAAGAAGCGCGAAGAGGAAGAAGCATGGAAACAACATCGCGAAGAGCCCGGCGCCGGCGAACAACAGAAGACCGACGGAGCACAAGAAGAAGAACCAAAAGATAAAAAGAAGACGATCAGTCGCGTTCCGGATAGCGCACTAAACGAATCCCAAACGTATGATCGATGGAAAGTTTTATCAGGAATCAAAAAGAAGGTGATATGAAAAAGAACGATTTAAAGCAGCTTATTAAACCAATTGTAAAAGAATGTGTTCACGAAGCCCTTATAGAAGAGGGTCTTTTGTCCAATGTTGTGTCGGAAGTTGTGAAAGGCATGCATGCCGCACCGCTTGTGGAGGTTGTTCAAAAAACCAAGACTCCGGAGTTCAACACTGCCAGCAATAAAAGCAGTGAATCTCGCAAGAAAATTGCCGCCCATCGCAAAAAAATGTTGGAAGCTATTGGCTCAGATGCTTATAACGGGGTAGATTTGTTTGAGGGCACGTCGCCAATGACCAACAACGAGCCGCGACCCGGCACCGTCGATCTTGGAGCCCCTGGCGACTCGGGTGTCGATATTAGTTCTTTGGTCGGCAATGCAGCCGCCGTTTGGAAAGCAATGAAATGAAGGAGTTAGGATGGCCAAGAAACCAGTCAATGTATCAGTAAATTCAAATCAATGCCGCGGCAACCATGAGCGAATGATTCGAAGATTTATTAAAAAAACGAAGAAAGCAAAGATAACGGAACAAGTAAGAGATCGCAGGCATTACAAAAAACCGTCTTTGAAAAAGAAAGAAAAAAGAGAAAGAGCAGCCCGCCGCCGCCGGCGCGATGAACAAAAGAGGCTTAAAGCTAATCAAAATCGTGATAGAAGAAAAAAGTGACTATTTATAATGATAGTTAAAAATTAGGAGTTTTATAATGGCGAATAATGCTTGGAACATGAGAGTAGGCATAAATAATGTTGGTTCCTATCAAGTTAGCGGCAAGCCGTGGGCTAGCGGCAGTATCAATGCTCTTCACGGCCATCGCCCGGGCGGACACGAGATTCAGTTTCCGTACGTAGCAAAATGGTTTAAAGTAATTAATAATGATGAGACAAATATTTGCAAGGTAGCCTTTTCTGTTTCTGGTATGACGGGTTCAAGCAATTTTTTTACGGTTGATGCAGCAGACTTCGACGCGTTTGGCGCGGGAAACAGCGGTGTACTAGATTTGAAAGTGTCTTCCATATGGATTTCGGGCTCTACCGATGTTGATGTGGTCGCCGGCCTGACCAGCATTGAATCAATAAGCACGCGAACCGATGTTGGTGCGAACTGGTCAGGATCTTCAGGGGTAGGATAAGCCCATGGCAAAGTTTGGCTGGGCGTACGTAGACTGCGACGCGGGACATATAACCGGTTCGGGACCAACCGGATCGATACAGTTTGTAACCGGGGGCGATGGATATACCACGGGCTCCTATCATCTGATGTTCCATACGGCATCCTATGAGGCGCATGCCGCCAATAGCCTGATTCTTTCCGGAAACATGGTGATCACAGGCACCTTGAGCGCTAGCGCGCTTCACTATCGCGACATCACCCACATAGACGCCACAGGATCTACTTTCTTTGGTGACACTATTGACGACATTCATTCGCGCACAGGCAGCCTTGAAATCTGGTCAGGCACCACACCCATTTTGACATCAAGCACATATAGCCAGCAAACGTTTGTTAAAGGTTTCGGTGGTGGTTATTTCAATGTTACTAGCGCTCACCATACCGCTTCAACGTCGGACTATGTTTTAGGAATCAATGCAACCATCACGGCACCTACCAATATTTATGTGACAATCCCCAATCCTGCAATGTTCTCTGCTGGCGCAATTCTTGTGGTTAAAGACGAAGTGACAACCCCGCGCGGCCTTTCCAATATCACACTTACACGCTCGGTCACCGATACGTATACATTTGACGGTGATGCATACTACATTCTTACTGGTACGATGCCGGCAATTAGTTTATATTCCAACGGTACTAACTGGTTCGTCTTCTAATTAAACTTAGGAGAACCGCAGAATGTCCTATAACAATATGTCGGGCACCGTTTTCATGCCCGCGGAGTTTTTGACACGCCCGGACACACTTGTCCCCACGATTCTTTCGGGAAACTTAGGCACATCTGATGCAGCAGGCGTTATAAATGTGCCCCGCGTCTCTAACGCCACCAATAATGCCATCCTTACAAACGTTGGCGGCGATGCTAATGCTCTCGTATGTGAAAGTAATCTTACTTTTGATGGAGACGCCTTAAACATCATAGGGAATCTTACGGCCTCAACGGGAGCATCCCTGCAGGGGCCCCTCCACATATCAGCCAGCACGGCTATGCGGGTCACAGGTTCTGCATATTTTAGCACATCTGTATCGGCATCGAGTTTTTATGGCGATGGCAGCCACTTGGTCAACGTTAGAGCAGATCACGTTGTGGCCGAGGGTCCTCAATATTCAATTCAATTTCATGATTCTGTCGACGGCGATCTTACTGGGTCGGCAACGTTTTTGTTTGAAGCGGATATTTTAAAACTTGGCGGAGGTCTCAAACTAAACCGTACCAGCATCACTTCAACCTATACTGCATCGGCCACCGATTATTATATTGGAATTGACTCAACGGGTGGTACGATTTCTCTCCAGCTTCCAAGTGCGGCAGCCCTGTCCGACGGACAAACATACGTTGTAAAGGACGAAGGCGGCACCGCCAACTCAAATAACATTACAATTGTTGCATCCGGCTCGCAAACTATCGATGGTCAAAATCAAGTAGTTTTGATGTCTCCTTACGCATCTCTCCAGCTTTATTGTGACGGGTCCAATAAATTCTTTATTTGCTGATTTTAAAGGCGCCTCAAGTTACTATTTAAGAGCAGGTGGACGCTGTAGGTCTCTGGCTTTTACGCTGGGCGGTGAATATTCGTGCATATAAGCCCACCTGCCAAAAAAAATAAAAACTAATAATATGGAGGGTTTTAATAAATGGCTTATAAATTTCAAATGTCCGATGCTATCCTGAGTGGTACCATCGCCCCGCAAAACGATAACTCTTTCGACCTTGGTGTCGAAGGCGCTGAGTGGAAAGATCTTCGTTTTGACGGCACAGCATACGCTGGCAATTATTCTGGTTCTGGTACTGTTTACTGTGCCGGCGCTGCTACGTTTAGTAGCACTCTTGCAGTCACTGGCGCAATGTCTTCAGCTGCTGCTATTACTGCTGGTACCTCATTCATCATCGGTTCCGCTGATCTCAACGAGACTGATATGGAAAAACTTGACGGTATCACTGATGGTACCGCCGCGGCCAACAAATGTCTGGTCGCTGACGGAAACGTCGATGTTGCGGGCCTTCGCAACCTAACCGCCACAGGCGCCGTCACAGCCGGCTCCTCATTCATCATTGGCTCTGCCGATCTGAATGAAACCGACTTGGAGAAGCTTGACGGTATCACTGATGGTTCAGTCGCCGCTAACAAGGCGGTTGTTGTTGACTCAAACAAAGACATCACCGGCCTTCGCCACGTGACTGCCACAGGTGGTATCACTGCCGGCGTATCGTTCATCATTGGCTCTGCCGATCTGAATGAAACCGACTTGGAGAAGCTTGACGGTATCACTGATGGTACTGGCGCTGCTAACAAGTGCCTTGTCCTAGACGGCAGCCGCGACGTTGATACAATCAACGCTCTCGGTATCGCCAGCATGGCCAACAACTGGACCAACGCTGGTCGCACTGTCGCCGACATGGGTATTCTTACCACTGTCGACATTAACGGCGGTACGGCTGATGGTGTTGTGATCGGTGGCGCTTCGGCAGCCGCTGGTACTTTCACCACTTTGGTTGCAGGCGGAAACGTCGACCTTGGTGATGCCACAAGCGATACCATTACAGCTACTGGTCGCTTCGACTCGGACCTCGTCCCGTCAAGTGATTCCGCTCGCGACTTGGGTACCAGTGCACTTCAGTGGGCAGCGCTTCACTGTGATGCTGGTTATGTCGATGCTATGACTGTAAGTGGCCACTCTGCATTGCAGAGTGTCACCGCTACCTCATTCAGTGGCTCTTCCACACTTCAAGCTGTTGGTAACAGCTTCCTTGGTGGCAACCTTGCTGTCTCTGGTACTGTTAAGCTGGAGGGTGTTGCTGATACTGCCGCATCACTCGGCTCTGACTCTTTCTACTTCCTTGATACCGACGGTCTCATGAAGAGAGAGTCAATGGTTGATTATGCTGCTTCTGCTGCTGGCGACGGCCTCTCTGCGGCTTCGGGTGTCTTTGCGCTCGATCTTAACGAGTTGACCGCTGCTGCAGTTGACGTTGCTAACGATAGCATTGCTATTGTTGACGCCAATGATAGTAACGGCTCTAAGAAGGAAAGCATTGCTGACCTTGTTTCTGCTATGGCTGGTACCGGTCTTACCGCTACCAATGGTGTTCTTTCATCTGACGCGTCCCCGGCGCCGACGAACCACGGAGACTCCGCGGGCACTCTTGCCGAGGGTATGAACTTCAGTTCAGCCATCTTCAGTGCTGCTCGTATTTGGACGCTCCCAGCGTCCCCGGACGCAGGCGACACTGTTTCGGTCAAGGCGCCAGCTAACGCTAGCACCTACGAGCTTACCATTTTACGCGCTGGTTCCCAAACCATCGATGGTGAAACACAAGTTGTTATCATGTCTGATAGCGGCGCTGTTGAGTTCGTCTACCTTGGTGGAGACAAGTGGGCTATCAAGTAAGATAACCTTAAAGAAATTGAAAACTTTGTTTTCATTTCTTGGATGCCTCTCTTTTGGGAGGCATCCTTTTTTTTGTACTACTTAAAAGAGAACAAAGGAGAATAGGTGGTATGGCATATAATGTCTTAAAGGGAACAGTTGAAGGATCTGTGGATCAGCATGCAGATCAGGAGATTGGAGGCATAAAAGTTTTTAAAAACACAATTAGCGCTAGTGTCTTTTATGATACGGACGCACAGAGCCCATGCGCAACCATGAAAGACGTCGCAATTACTGAAGTCAAAGGCGGCCGCCCCACTTCGGTGCTAACATATATGGGCGATAAAACGGCCGTCGCCAATCGTAATTTGTTGTTTGACGGAGACACGCTACATGTTAAAAACATCGCCGCAAATACAATCGGTGGGGACGCTAGCGGTCTTGTCCGGGTTCCATCAGATCGCTTTATTGGGCCGATCGGCGCAGACTTCGTTAATCACGGAGTTGGTTTGCAAAATGTTAGAAATCAATTGCAGGTAAAAGTAGGAAATGGGATGATTGTTGACGATGAGGGCTTAAGTGTTTCAGTGGGTCTTTGCGGTGCCATCTCTATTAATTCCAACGTGCTGTGCGTGGATCCGGCCAAGAGCGATCCGATTAATGCCCAAGGTCAAAATTTGAGTGATGATGATCTGCTGTTGGTTGCGGATACTTCTTTGGGCGACGTCCGACATACCACACTAATAAATTTTTACGAAAATCACATTAAAACTAAAATCCCCACCTCGGCTGGCAGCCCGGGCCATATTCAGCTAAAAGCAAATAATGGATTTGTGTCCACTCCAAAACTATCTTTTGATGCCGCCAAGAGTGCCCTAGTGGTGGAGGGCACAACCTCAACAGTAAACTTGAATATTGAAAAAGCTTTAAATTCTAATGGCGCGGTGAGTTATAATATAAAAACAACCAAAGACGCAAGCTACGAAGTACAAGCTTCTGATTACACTATTCTATGCAATTCTTTTGAAAATCCTGTATCAGTAATCCTTCCGCCGGCCTGCAATAATAAAGGCCGGGTGATCATTGTGAAGAAAACAAACACAGATAAGTATAACTTAAAATCCCACCCGGTGACGTTGATGGTAAGCGAGGGAACCATAGACCTAACCGACATTTTAACAATAAAAATGAATTATTCATCCAGAACGGTGCAGTCAGACGGAACGAATTGGTGGATAATTGGGACAAAGGGTACTTAATAAACGGCCTTTACCTCAAAATAACACTATTTATTTTGAATTACTATCATTTAGGAGTTATTTATGTCTGATATGCTTTCTGAGGCCATTGTTGATGCAAAGGCACTGCGCGCGACCGCATTAAAAAATGCCGAGAATATTGTTATAGAAAAGTATTCTACCGAAGTTAAGAAAACCTTGGAGACAATCCTGGAACAAGAAGAAGGTGTGCTAGCTCCCGATTTGGAAGGGGCCCCACTCGACGACGCGCCACTACCTGAGCCCGATTTCGACGCGCCGGAGGACACATTCGGCGAACCAGAAGCTGAAGAGGAAATTGTCGAAGGTGACGATATTCCCCTGGCTGCCACTATCGGGCTATCAGACATGACCGGTACAAACTTGAGCGATGTACCCTCAGAGAGCACAGAAACTGAAGTCACCATCGATCTTGGCGCTCTCCAAGAAGCAGTGAAAGCGCTTGGCGACGATTTAGATGAGGAAATCGAAATTACCGAAGAAGACATTGTTGATATTCTTTCGGAAGACGACGAAGAACTTGAAGAAGCTGCAGACGGCGGCCCAGTTGCCGATGCCGCTTACACTGATGCGGAAGACGAAGATGACACCGCCCTTAAAACATCGGCGGCTACCAATCAGGATGCCACGTCCGGATATGGCGGAACTGACGAAAGCCTCGATTCTCTCGTAGATTCCATCCTCGAAAAACTTACCGTCGATATGGGCGCAGAATTGTCCGGCTGGGCCGGCCGCCCCACATCACAACTCAAGCACGAGCAAGAAAGGGCGTTAGCCGGTGCTCAGACCGATGATGTAAAAGAAGATTTAGAAGATTTGAACAAAGCTCAAGAAGAGTTGGTTGCAGAAAATAATCAACTCAAAGAGCACAATGAACAATATAAGCAAGCATTTAATGAGCTAAGGGGGAATTTACAAGAAGTGAATCTTTCCAATGCTCGCTTGCTTTATACGAACCGAGTATTGAGAAATACCTCCCTAAATGAGCGGCAAAAAGATAAAATTGCCGAAGCTATTTCCAGCGCTGGTTCAGTAGCAGAAGCAAGAACGATCTATGAAACGCTTCAAAGCACAGTGGAGGCCGCTCCAAGGAAAAGCCCACAATCACTGAGCGAGGCAATTGGTCGTCGGTCTACTGTGTTACGGGCTACTCGTCAAGAGGTGCCTTCAAATGATCCGTTTCAGGATCGTATGAAAAGATTAGCTGGAATAAAATAATCATATAAAAGTATAAAGGAGGTGATTTTAAAATGTCTAGTATTATCGAAAGATTGACCGAAGGAGTTGTCAATCGTGATATGCGCGCAGAGGGTCACGCTCTGTTGTCTAAGTGGGAGAAGACTGGTCTTCTCGAAGGTATGACAACAGATGCTACCCGTCAAAATATGGCGCGCCTGCTTGAAAACCAAGCAAAGGAGCTACTTCGTGAGAGTAGCACCATGGCCGGTGGTGATGTAGAGGGCTTCGCAGCCGTCGCATTCCCCATCGTCCGCCGCGTGTTCGCTGGCCTCATAGCCAATGAACTCGTTTCAGTTCAGCCGATGAGTCTACCTAGTGGTCTTATCTTCTTCATGGATTTCACTGTTTCAACCAATGGTGCGGGTCTCCCGCGTCTCGGTTATGGTGATCCTCTTGGAGACGAGGAGTCGCTTTATGGTGGTGGTCGTGTTGCGAAGGGCATCGTCAGTGGTGCGTTGATAGGTACAACGAACGCTGAAGAAGGTCCGTACAACATGAACAACGGCTATTCCTCACCGACCGGCTCGGGCGTCCTAACGATGGCGTTCATCACGGCAAGTACATATAGTTCTTCCGCTGGTGATGTTCCGAAGCTTTGCGAGTATGACCCCGAGCTTGAGTCGCAGTCTGGAACTGCCACTGTCGCCGTTGCTTCTATCTTGCTCAGCGATCTCGCGAACTTCGATTCGGGTGATAACCGAAACCTTTCCGCAATCGTACTTTCCGGTGCTTCCGGACATGGCGGTATGGGAAGGCTTGGTAACTCTGGCTCAACGGCTATTAATGGCGTACAGCTTAAGCGCTTGACTCGCATCACCGGTTCTGGTGCTCAGACTCATGCTCTTATTGTTATTGCGTCTTATGATGGTTCAGCCACCGCCCTACAATTGGCAGAGGTTCTTACTGGTTCCTCGCATGCTGACGGCGGCGCCGATTATCCGGCGACTGTGGTGTCGGCATCTTGGCCCATTAATGATGATTTCATCACTGGTGGCGCTCTTGGCTCAGTGATCGGTGACGATCCGTGGGGCCTTGAGAACAACCAGAGCATCCCCGAGATCGACATCAAAGTCGATTCCGTGGCTGTGACGGCTGTCACCAAGAAGCTCAAGGCTAAGTGGACACCGGAGTTGGGTCAAGACCTCAACGCCTACCACAACCTTGATGCCGAAGTTGAGCTTACTTCAATTCTCTCTGAGCAGATTGCTCTTGAGATTGATCGCGAGATCCTTGAAGACCTCATCCGCGGTGCAAAGGCTGGTACCTACTTCTGGTCCCGCTCACCGGGTCTGTTTGTGAATCGTACGACTGGCGCCGAAATTGGCTCCACGACTAAGGCTCCGGACTTCACCGGTACAGTCAGTGAATGGTATGAGACTCTTGTTGAGACCATTAATGATGTGTCTGCGCAAATCCATCGTAAGACTCTACGTGGTGGTGCTAACTTTATCGTCTGCGGACCTGAAGTTGCAAACATCCTTGAGTTCACCGCTGGGTTCCGCGCTTCCGTCACTGCTGATGATGAGCGTGGCTCTGTTGGTGCTGTTAAGGTCGGCGCGCTTACGAAGAAGTTCGACGTCTATGTCGATCCTTACTTCCTGCGCAATGTCGTCCTCGTCGGCCGTCGCGGCTCCTCTTTCCTTGAAAGCGGATACGTGTACGCACCGTACGTGCCACTACAGACCACACCTACTATCTTTGGCCCCGAAGACTTCGTGCCCCGTAAGGGCGTGATGACTCGCTATGCCAAGAAGATGGTGCGTCCCGATATGTACGGCCTCGTTGTCGTCCGCGGGCTCTTAGGCGAGTCTGGTAGTACCTGATAATAATCAGGTTTAACGACCACCAAAAACCCCCCTGGTTTCAGGGGGGTTTTTTGTTTTTTAAAGAAAAGTTAAAATTGTTGATTTGTCAAATTTTTTCCCTGGTAAATTTTTGAGATTTCCGTTTTTGTAATGTAGGAAACTACTTATTAGGTACCTTATACATACAAACAAGGAGATTATAACATGGGTAAGAAATGGAAACGCTTATTGATCGCAAGAAGGGCCGCGGCAGCAACCCCCGTGGAGGAAGTGGCAGAGGCGCCAGCCCCCAAGGCGGTAGAAAAGAAGGTTGATGTAGTCACACCCGCTCCCAAGACCGTTACAAAAACCAAGACGAGGGCCGTTAAAAAGGCCACCAAAACTAAGACCACAACTTCCCACAACTCATAAATAAACCATTCTTGAGTGGCGAGTTTTGTGGTTGTGTTTACTATTTATGGAGTAGGAGCCTTTATGTATGCCGACCAATCTTAGCCCCAAATCACAAACAAACACAGTGGTCCTCACGTCCACAGGCAGCACAGATCTAGTATCAACAGGCCTGCCGTTTGGAATGTACACCGGCTCGGCCATGTTCCTCAGTGGCGCTTCCTCCCAAGTTGCATACGTCTATAAAAAGCTCGGTGGCGATGTCGTTGACATCGAACTTACACCTTCGAATGTATACGCGGCGTATGAAGAGGCGGTCTTAGAGTATTCCTACATAGTTAACCTGCACCAAGGGAAGAACGTTCTTTCTAGTGTCCTAGGGAACACCACAGGAACGTTTGACCACCTAGGGGACTTGACTGATGGCCCCAGCTCGGTTAACCTGCGTTATCCTCGCTTTCAAGCAGCCTATTCAAGAAAAGTGGGGGATACAATGATTTCTGTCGGCGGCCTAGGCGGCGCACTCCCTCAATATTCAGCGTCCTTTCAGCCGAAGTCAAAACGACAAGATTATGATCTCCAGGAGATTATAGAAACAGCCTCTTCCAGCGGAGTTGATGACGGCGGGAACGCCGTGCCCTTTTCAGGGAAAGTGGGCACCAAAAGGGTTATCATTACCCACGTCTTTTATAAGACCCCTCGTGCCATGTGGAGATTTTACGGATATTACGGCGGTATTGGGGTTGTGGGGAACATGAACACTTATGGTCAATTCGCCGATGACTCGACATTTGAGCTTATTCCGACGTGGCAAAACAAAATGCAAGCAGTTATGTACGAAGATTCGCTATGGACGCGGACATCGCACTTTTCTTATGAAATTATTAATAACAAGCTTAGATTATATCCGGATCCTGGTTATTGGGACTTTTCCGATCTCAATCGCATATGGGTTAAGTTTTATGTTGATGACCAGAATGCATGGGAAACTAATCCTGACTTTACTGATGGCACACAGGGCATAAATAACCTTAATACGCTGCCTTTCGATAACTTGCCGTATGAAAACATCAATTCAATGGGTAAGCAGTGGATCCGCAAATATTCCTTAGCCTTGTGCAAAGAGATGCTGGGGCAGATTCGAGGCAAGTTTACGACCATTCCGATTCCAGGCGAAAGTGTGACTTTAAATCATTCTGAATTGCTTTCTCAAGCAAAAGAAGAACAACAATCTCTAAAAGACAAGCTGCATGAAATGCTCAAAGAGGTTGAATACAAGGAGCTTGTTAAGTACGATGCCGAAACATCAGATGCAGTAGCAACTACATTTAAGGGATCGCCTTTGCCGATTTTTGTGGGGTGATAAGTAATGTCTGATGAATGGAACCGGCCTACAAATCCACCACCTCCGCTATTTTTAGGAAAGAAAGAGCGTGACCTGGTCAAACAGGTTAATGACGAACTAATTGAAAAAGTCATTGGTCAACAGATCCTCTATTATCCTATAGACATGGAAACAACCGATTTTCACGATCTTTACGGCGAAGCCATAGAGAAGACGTACCTGGCCCCCATCCGGATATATGCTTTGGTGGAATTTACCGACTATTCAACGGAATACATGGAGAGTGCCGGAATTGACAAAACGTGGGAGATAAATGTTCATTTTCACGAAAGGCGCCTCCAAGAAGATCAGAATATGTATGTGCGAGAGGGCGATTTTGTTCTATATGGTAGTTATTATTACGAGATCGTTAAATTGGTCGAATCTCGCAAGCTTTTTGGCCAAGTCGATTATGGGTTTGAAATTTCTGCAAGATGCAGAAGAGCAAGAAAGGGACTTTTTGATGCTACCTGATGATTTTAGCTTTGCAATGCTGCCACCTGGCACTAAATCTGGCACCCTTAAGGAATTAGGGATGCTGGCCTCCACTATCGAGACTATCGATTACGCTCTTGTTTCGTGGGTTAAGGAAGATCTCGATTTAAGCGCAAAAACAAACAAAGGTCCACTCAGGGTGCCGGTTTTGTGGCAGGCCCCAGAGAGATCATACCAAATTAAAAACGAAAAAGACCTCAGAGACGACTCCGGCGCCCTTAAACTGCCCCTGATCAGTATCGAAAGAACAAATATTGCAAAAGATCCAGCGAAAAAGGGAGCATTCCAGGCTCAGTTGTTCTCGGATAAATATGATGGCCGTAGCGGCCGAGTGGTTTTAGCCAAGCGCATTAAACAAGACAAAACGCGTAATTTTGCAGTAGCGACCGGCACACGCACAAACAGTGGTGGAAAACCACAACAATATTTTCCACGCACTAATAAAAAAATTGTAATTCAATCTCTTTCAATCCCAATTCCTGTGTATGTCAATATTGACTATAAGATTGTCATTAAAACCGAATATCAACAACAGATGAATGAGTTGATGACGCCGTTTATTGCACGCACGGGCCAAATCAACTCATTTGTCATGAGAAGGAACGGTCACCTTTACGAGGCGTTTATCGAACAAAATTTTACCCACAACAATAATGTCGCGAGCTTAGGCGAGGACACACGTATATTCAGCACTGACATTACTATTAGAGTTCTGGGGTACCTTATTGGAGAGGGGGAAAATGATGATAGACCTATTGTGCGCATTGATGAAAACATTGTTGAAGTAACGTATCCCACTGAACAGGCGGTGTTCCCAGGAGACACCACTTTTACAGCCTCGACCCTCAAAACTCTCTTTGGGGACGATTCTATTGAAGACGAGGATAGGCAAGATTCGTTTGATGCCAGCGATTATGTACGTTCAAGTTAGCTCTAAAGAGCGCTTCCTGAGTTGAAAAGCTTATTATAGGTTTTCCTCATGAACAGAAATGCATATTCTACGTTTACTTCAGGACTTTTAGCGCCTTTTGAAATTAAAAATACTATTTAAGTTTGATGGCAAAAACGATCTACGTCATTTGTTTTAAGAAGGAAGGGAATTAATAATGTCAGTAAAAGATTTTAAGTTCGTGTCTCCAGGGGTTTTTATTAACGAGATTGATAACTCGTTTATACCCAAATCGGCAGACACAATCGGACCAGTTGTTATTGGTCGCGCTCAGCGCGGGATATCCATGCAGCCGGTAAAAGTTCAATCATATTCAGAGTTTGTTGAAGTGTTTGGCGATACGGTTCCGGGTGATGCCGGCGGCGATGTATACCGCGATTCTGTGGATCTTCAGTCCCCCATGTACGGTACATATGCAGCAAAGGCGTTCTTAAGATCAAACGTGGCGCCACTTACATATATTCGTTTGCTTGGACACGATTCCGATTCCGCCGATTCCACAGCCGGCTCTAAGGCCGGCTGGAAGACGGATAGCTTCCTTAGCACCACAAACAGCGGCGGTGGAACGTTCGGCCTCTGGGTTGCACCTTCTGGCTCGAATGCCGTACTGAGCGCTCACGGTGGCGCCTGGGCATTTACTGGCAGTAACGCGTTCCAATTAGCTGCAGTCTTTTACAATGATAATGGCGGAATGGCTCTCGTAGGTAATACGTGGGGCAACGCCTCCGGAAGTGTGGCGCCAAACGTCACTGACACAAAATCAAACGCAATGATCCTCTCCGATGCAAACGGCACCTTCACCGCACAAATCAGCGGCAGCACGGGCGCCACTGAAAAGATCACCTTTTCGATGAATGATAATTCGGAAGATTATATCCGTCGGAAGTTCAGCACTAACCCAATGTTGCGCCGCGGCGGCGATTTTTACACCAACGAGAAGGATTGGTGGCTTGGCGAGACTTTTGATCAAGAGATCAGAGATGCCGGCCTTAACTCTGGCCAGCTTGTGGGTGTCATCTTAGGCATTCAGCTTCAGGGTGGATCCGATGATGAGGGCCCCGGCAACATGTATGGCCAAGCTGCCCGCGAAGCGGTTGCGGGCTGGTTCATCGCTCAGAACGCCGGCGCCCCAACCGATTATGAAGCAGAGAACATGCAAAAGTTGTTCCGTCTGCATGGCCGCGGCCACGGCGAATGGCTGATGAAGCACTGTAAAGTTTCAATTGAAAAAATTCGTCCGTCGAGCACAACCACCAGCGAGTACGGCACATTTTCGGTGGTAATCAGAAGCATTAGCGACTCTGATAACGCTGTTCAAGTTATGGAGAGGTTTGACAATCTAAATCTTAATCCTAATTCTCCAAATTATATTGGTTCCCAAATTGGTACTGAATATTATAGTTGGAGTGAAACCGACCGAAAGTTGATTTTAGAGGGCGATGGGCACCCTAACCGCTCTAAATTTATTCGTGTTGAGCTTTCTGATGTTGTCCGCGGAGGTGCACTGGAAAAAGCTACCTCGTTGCCCTTTGGCTATTACGCGCCTCCGAAGTTCTCGACCACGACACTCCGCGTATCGGTCACCGGCTCTCGCTCCGGAAATGCCAGCAAATATATTATTGCTGGTAGTCAGTTGCCTGATTTTGCTGGTAACGCCAGCTGCACCGCCATATCCTCATCTCAGGTACCGGCCGGCGCCGGCTTCGGTAGCGCATCGTTTGCGTTCCCGGAGGTAAGGTTGCGCAATTCAGCATCTGACGGCGGCCTTGTTAACTATCGCGATGCCTACTTTGGATTTCAGAATACCAGATCCAGCGGCAGCACAGTTGGCATGCCGGCTATTTGGCAGACCAACAGGCTTTGGTCGCAAACCGTAGGTGATGATCCCACCACTTCGACTGGCACTGGAATAGATGGGTTTAGCACTATCTTTTCTCTCGACGATATTCTTACGGGAAGCAGCACCACGGGGTTCTTCTATCGGTCGGGTTCTCACAAGAACGGCCTTTCCGTAAGCGGACAGACAGGCAGCGCGTCTACCTACAAGACGCTGTTGGATCTTGGCGTTGATCGCTTTACTGCTCCATTCTGGGGAGCAAGTGATGGACTAAACATCCGTGTTCCGGATCCCATGTACAATGCTGCAATGAGCGAGTTATCTGACAATGACAATAGCTATATTTACTACACATGGCGACGCGCAATTGATTCGATTGCCGACCCTGAGTTTGTTAACATGAATCTCTTGGCCGCGCCCGGCTTGGGTTTAAACTCCTTGACTGCTCATATGATCAACACTTGTGAAAATCGTGCTGATGCTATGGCTCTCATAGACCTGGAGGATGCTTATAAGCCCCGCGCGGAAGGAAAGACGGGGATCACCAAAGAGTCCGATAGAGTTACTTACAACCCAACTCAACTTTCTAACAATCTTCGCGATCGTCGCATCGACTCGAGTTATGGCTGTACATTCTATCCGTGGGTTCAAACCCGTGATGAAAACACAGGTCAACTTGTTTGGATTCCGCCTACGGTAGCCATGATGGGCGTTCTGGCAAGTTCCGAGCGCAAGTCAAAGATTTGGTTCGCTCCCGCGGGCTTTAACCGCGGCGGCTTGAGTGATGGCGCCGCAGGTATTCCGATTACGCAAGTCACCACTCGACTTTCATCGAGGGACCGCGACACGCTGTACAACGCGCGTATTAATCCGATTGCTTCATTCCCCTCCACCGGAATTGTGGTCTTCGGACAGAAAACGCTTCAAGAGCGTCAATCCGCCCTTGATAGAATTAACGTTAGAAGGTTGGTCATCTACCTTAAGAAGCAGATTTCCATCCTATCCACCCAGATTCTGTTTGAGCAAAATGTTCAAGCAACTTGGAATCGATTCAAGGGACTCATCGATCCGTTCTTGGCGAACGTGACTACCGAGTATGGTATCACAGATTATCGCCTGATCCTTGATGAATCTACCACCACGGCCGACCTCATTGATCAGAACATTATGTATGCCAAGATCATGATCAAGCCAGCCCGCGCCATCGAATTCATTGCGATTGACTTCGTAATTGCTTCAACCGGCGCATCTTTTGATGATTAATAATAGATAGATACTAATTAAAAGTAAGACACAAAAAGGAGTACTTAACAAATGCCATTCTGGTCAACAAATTTTTCCGAGCAAGGAGCCGAATACAAGGATCCAAAAAGAAAGTTTAGATTTCAAGTGCAGTTTCAGGGAATCAGCGCACAAATCGGAGGCGCCGCCGCTTGGTACGCCAAGACCGTAACAAAGCCGGCCTTCTCGATTGCGGCCGCAGAGCACAAATACCTTAACCACACGTTCTTTTATCCAGGATCTGTTACGTGGGAAGATGTTTCGCTAACGTTGGTCGACCCGGTCGAGCCCGACATGGCAGCAACGCTTTCAGACATTGTTCAACTTTCTGGATATAAGCCGCCCGTTACTTCGACTGAAGAAGGTAGCCTATCCACGATGTCCAAGGCCAAGGCCGCCGGCGCTCTGGGCGCAGTAACAATTGCCCAGTTGGATGCCAACGGCGCCCCCCTCGAAACCTGGACGCTTATGAACGCGTTTATCACCGAGCTTAAGTACGGCGACCTGGCTTACGGCGATGATGAATTAACTGAAATGTCGCTCACTCTTAAGTATGATTGGGCTACGGTAAGTACGTCCGGCGGATCAGTAGCAGTTGGCGGCAACCAGGGATCCGAATTCTTTTCTATCAACAGCTAACGACAATTTTTAAATAGAGGTGTATATTGTCTAGAAACAAAAACCGCGTTGGGAGCAACAAAACCGCAGGAAGTGCCCCACCGCAACATGTCATGCAAAATCATGATGGAGGAGGTCTTTCCTTCGTAATACCGACAGAATTTGTCGATCTACCTTCAATGGGAAAGTTTTATCCCGAAGGTCATCCCCTGCACGCACAAGACAGCATTGAAATAAAGCAAATGACTGCGAAAGAAGAAGATATTCTCACGTCGCGCTCATTGCTTAAAAAGGGTGTTGCACTAGACCGCGTCATCGAAAGCGTGATCATGAACAAGAGTGTGAATCCAAGCGATCTCCTCATTGGCGATCGAAACGCGATTATTGTTGCAACCCGAGTTTCCGGCTATGGAAACGAGTATGCAACCAACGTCACGTGTCCAAATTGTGCACATACACAGAAGTATGAATTTGATTTGAATGAAAGTACTATCTATCATGGCGAGAATGCTCAGGATTTGCAGATCACCGACCATGGCGACGGCACATTTTCGACCGTACTGCCACGCAGCAACTTTGATGTTAGATTTCGACTGCTGACCGGTCGCGACGAGAAAACCCTATCACAACAGGCCGAAAGTGGAAGAAAGTCCCGAGGCCTTGAAAAGAACATTACAACACAATTAAAGAATATGATTGTATCTATTAATAACGAAGACAATAGACAAGTGATTGGTCAGGGGATTGAACTCCTGCCTTCTTTGGATGCTCGCCATTTGCGCACGGCCTACAAATTAGCCGCGCCAAACATCGATCTGTCACAATATTTTGAGTGCGAAGAGTGCGGTCACGAAGAGACCATGGAGGTACCGCTTACAGCGGACTTTTTTTGGCCTGACCGATGATTACATGCACAATGTGTATGAACAATTCTTTTTCTTAAAATATTCAGGCGGATGGAGCTTTTCCGAATCTTATAATTTGCCGGTGGGCCTCCGCACCTGGTTCGTGGAACGCCTTATTCAACAGATAGAGACTGAAAACGAAGCGGCCACCCAAGCCTCCAAGGGCGGCGGGAAGGCTCAAGCTTTAAGTGCCCACAACCAGCCCCCCACCCCGGCCACATTTTCAAAGAAATACTAATCAAATTCACTAAATAGTCTTTTTCGATAGCAAACTATTTATTTTTGAATATAAGAGGTTTTTTTTGTGCCGACAAGAGAAGAAGAACAACAGAGGCTAATAGCCCTCGCTAAAGAGTACAATGCCGAACGCGGCCGCACTTTAGAGTTAGAAGATGACATCCTCATCGCACTGGGCGAGCAAATCGACAGACAGCAGTCGCGTTTCGAGAACCTCAAAGCCCAAGGAGAAGCCTTGGAGACCCAACTTGGCGTGTACGAAAAACTTTCGGCTTCAGACAATAAGCGAGTTTTGCTGGCTCAAACTTCTCGAGATCTAGCCAAGAACAAGCTGGATATCGCAAAACAACTCCTTGTCGCTGGTACCGACGAGTACAAAGACCGCGAAGAGGCTTACAATATCGCAGTGAAAGATCTAGAGACAGCTGAAAAGAAACTTGAGGTTACCAAGGGCACAACTGACGCAATAAAACAAGGGACTGCTGCAGCCCAACAGCTGGGCACCGCAATGGCTTCCGCTTTTGGCCAGTATGGTGAGCACCCGTTCTTTAATGCTAAAACTATAGGCAATCTTATTAAAGTAGGCCGCGGCATGTACGACAAGAGTCTCAAGCCTCTTAACACTCTTATCGGTTCAATGGCCGGCGGATCGTTGGTGGCACTGACCAATTCCTTCTTCAATCTCATTTTTGAGTTGGACCAAACCCAGCGCTCCTTCATTCGTGCGACCGGCGCAGGCGAAGAATATGCCGACAGCATAAAGGAAGTTTATGAAGAAACGCGCGTTCTTGGCGTGGATATGAAAGAAGTCGCGGCCAGTATGCAAGCGCTTTATACAACTTATACTGATTTTACCATGCTAAGCAAGGCTCAGCGAGATGAATTAGTTACAACAGGCGCCACTCTGGCAGAATTGGGTGTTTCTAACGAAGATTTTGCAAGGAGTATGCAATTGCAGACAAAGATACTTGGCGAAAGCGTGTCATCTGCCAGGGCCAATTCGCTCGAATTGGCTGACCTCGCGGGCATCATTGGCGTAACCCCGCAGCAGATGGGTAGAGATTTTGCAGAGGCCGGCGCAGGGATTGCAAAGTTAGGCACCCATGGCGTACGGGCCTTTAAGGATCTTGCAATTGTTTCCAAGTCAACGGGCCTTGAAATAAGCAAGCTCTTGGCAATTACAGATAAGTTCGACACATTCGAAGGCGCCGCCACACAAGCAGGCAAACTTAACGCAGCATTGGGCGGCAACTTCGTTAATGCGATGGATCTGATGACGGCCACAGATCCGGTCGAGCGCTTCAGCATGATTCGAGATGCGATATTAGATACGGGCCTGACTTTCGACGATATGTCCTATTACCAGAGGGTTTTCTACAAGGACGCTCTCGGCCTTAATGATGTAAGCGATCTCGCGCTAATGCTTTCTGGAGATATGAGCACTCTAGCCGGCTCAACGCAGAAAACTACCGCTCAATATAAAAAAGCAGCAGAAGAAGCTAAACGAGTCCAGAGCATTACTGAACAATTTAAAGCCGCCATGATGGATCTGATTCCTGTGGCTAGCGACCTTTTAACAGAATTTCGTGACTACACAAAGACGTTGACGGAAGGTAGTCCTGCCCGCAAAGAGCTACAATCCTTCATCGGTAACTTGGGGACTGCCCTAAAATGGGTAGCCCGGGCCATGATACTCGTCGCTAAAAATTGGAGAACCGCCGCGTGGACCTTGGGCGGCGTCTGGATCGCCGCGGCGCTGTACAAGTGGTGGGCGCTTAGGAAGTTTTTAGAGGATTTCATGGGAAAAACCATTCTTAAGCTGTCTGAAGGCGCCGGATCGGCCCTTGAAAAGCTCGGCGAAAGCGGTGGCGAGGCCATCGATAGTGTGGGTGAAGCCGCTACTAAAAATGCTGTAGGAATTGGTGCCCTGTCTCTATCAATTGTCGCAATTGGCGCCGCAGTCGCAATGGCTGCCTTGGGGCTTGCAGAGCTTGTAAAAGCTTTCGGCGCCGCCGGCGATAATGCCGGCGCGGCAGTGTTCACCATCAACATGCTCCTTGGTGCCTTCATCGGGATGATGGCGTTACTTATTCCCTTGGCGCCAGTTGCCGGCGCAGCCGGCACGGCGCTGATGCCGTTAGCGGCCGTGATTCTCGCGATCGGCGCTGCAGTCGGCCTAGCTGCCGGCGGCATCGGACTAATGGCCTACGGACTAACAGAGATGTTTAAAGCAATGGACGTGCCTAAAATGTTGGCCTTCACTGCGTTTGTGGCGGTGGCAGGCACAATTGGCCTCTTGCTTATACCAGCCGCCCTGGGTCTGTCCATGTTTACAGGGGCGATGTTTGCCTTTGGCCTACAACTAAGACTCTTCCCAACTGATGAATTAGCGCCAATGACGGCATTTTTGGCCTCGCTCGGCCTTGCCGGCGCCGTGGCCACCGATCTACACAAAGTTGCATTAGCAATTGGAGAAATTAACAACAAGTTAAGAGAAATGCCAAAAGAAAATCACGCAGAGTTCACCACCACCATGCATGCGGTCACCACGGCTGCAGTTGCGGCCACGACTGCTCAAGCGGCCGCTCGCACCCAGGTCTCGTCCCCTGCCGCCAGCACACCAGCCAACGAGCGCCCATATGCAGTCAAGGTGGAACTGACGCTTGATGGAGACATAATAAGTGAAAAGCAGCTGACGTTTCTCGCCGGCAGATTAATGGAAGGAGCAATAGGATAACAATGGCCGAGGAAGTCTTCCCATCCAAGGGATATTTTAATTCAACACGATTTAAAGCCACCAAGACGCCTTTCTTGGATGGAAGCAATGGCCTTGCCGGCAAGGCGGCCCAAGTTATTTCTTTTCGTCATGAAGCTTCTGGTAACTCAGTGTACTTTAAAGCGTTTATTATTGCCTTCAATGAGTCTTATTCGAGCGATTGGGTGCCAGAAACGGTATTTGGCCGAGCCGACCCAATTCAACATTTTAAGCAAACCAGCCGTCGAATGTCGATAGGGTTTAAGATTCCTGCCGCCACCGAAAGCGAAGCGTATGATAATCTATCGAGAGTTCAACAACTTATCCAATACCTATATCCCAACTATGCCACGACCGACAACACACAGACTCTCTCGCAAAACCCATTTGTGCGATTAAAAGTCATGAATCTTGCCCAAAAAAACGAGCCACCCCCCGACGATGCCAAAGGCAAGTCAGACGGCATGTACTTCAAAGAATATAAATCTACAGCGGATCCGGCAAAAGGTGTATTAGGCACCATTACTAGCTTGAATGTGGCGCATAATCTGGAAGCTGCTGAGATAGGCGTCTTGGAGATCGGAGCAAACACGATTCTTTCAAAAATGATCGAAGTAAATCTAGATTTCACCGTTATTCACGAAAGCCATCTTGGATGGAACGAAAGCAATGAGTTTGCAACTCCGAGCTTCCCATATGGAGCAATAACTTCTGAAACCCCAGGAGGCCCGGGCACCGGCCCCCCAGACGATGCCAGGGATGCCAATGAGACACCCGAAGAGCGTGACAAGCGCATGCAAGACGAAGAGCGCGCACGCCAGCGCTATGGCACTATGTTCGGCAAAGCGCGACTGAAGAAGGATTTGAAGTATCTTGCCAAAATGGCGGACAAGGCCCCGGGCAGCCTCACAAAAGGCCAACAGGCCAACGTTAATTACTTGTTGTCCACCACCAAGGGCGCCGGCCTCGAAGGGTTTGATAGCTTGGAAGATTATGAAGGCCTTCACGACCTCCGTACAAGAAAGGATATCAAGGACACTGCCGACGACCTCCACGGCGAATTCATCAAATGATAATAAGGAAATGAAAAATGGCTAGCAGATATAGCGGAGAAGAGATTCTCGATAATGATTCTGAGTTTTATAGTTTTTTGCGAAAAATGAGACAAAACCAGAAGAACATAAGACAATACGGAACACAGATTTTACACAACCCCAACACAGTCCAGCGCATGGTGCTTTCCAAGGATAGCTATATTTGGTCCGTGGGGGATCATTTCTACAATTTAGCTGCCAAATATTATGGCGATCCAACCTACTGGTGGGTGATCGCCTGGTATAATGGATATCCAACGGAAGCTGACATCTCGCCCGGCGCAATAATCGATGTGCCCATTAATTTGGAAGAAGCCCTTAAGGCCTTGGGATTATAAACCATGGCTGACGAGAACGAGTGCCTTCTTAAACAAGACTGGTCGTCAGCCTCCAAGGCTGTTCAAAATTGGTGGAAGAAAAATTGCGGGGATGTCGCGGATGCCGCGCTACAACTGGCCGGTGTTCCAGAGGCCGGCCAGTCCTTCGCGGAGGTCGCGGATATTTTGCACTGGCAAACAACCCCGGGCAGTGATGCGCAAGATGGCGCCAATACCCGCCCGGGCAACATCAAAGATCGTGCCGGGTGGGGCTACGCGGGCATTTTGAGCAACGACCCGGCCATGCACAAGATTCTCGACTTCGGCGCGCAACTGAACTCCGATAAGAGCGACGCCTTCAACGCCTCTGCGACGGAGGGGCTTGGTGTTCCCGCCGCCAAAATGATTGCCACTGATCAGAAATCCTTAAGGGCCAACCTGGAAGCTTCCAAGGATATCAAACAAATCCTTAGCTACGCCGACAATATGGAGGTTGCCGCCAAGCTCGTTATACCTCACGTTGAGGTGGTCAGAGATCTCGCCAAAATGCTTCCTTCACAATATGCACAATATGCCGACGCGGACCCGGAAAGCCTGACCAGCCTAGGCTGGACCGACTGGTACCAGGGCTCCGACGGTGTATTCGGCACCTTCGCGGATCTCAAACTCCAGGCCGACGCTCTAATAGAGGCGCTAAGGACAATCATGGACGCGGCCGCCAAGGTGAGGAAGCTTTATGAGGATCTTGAAAAGATCCAAGAACAAGCCGAGAAAACCGCCGCTGCCGCGCTGCAGGACCACTTGGACAAGTGTATGACCAAGGCACAGCGCGGCCAAGTGCTGGAGCATCGCCCTGGCATTCGAGTACATCTGCCAGAAACTGAAAGCGAGCTTAATGCTGATGCCCCCGGTTGCAAGGGCGACAGTTTAAAAGACTGGGAGGCGACGCGGGACGCGCTCCAACAAGAGCTTGACGCGCTTAAAGCAGCCCGAGAAGCGGGCCTCGAAGCATACATCGAACAGGGTGGCGACGTTATTCCAGAAGCTTTTGTTGGCCAAACAATGAAGCGAACGTTTAAAGAGCAGTGTCTGTTGCTTTCCAATGTATACAAAATTGCCCAATATAAACAGGGCGCCCTCGAAAAGGCGAAACCCGCTAGATTGCCATATGTAAATAACAGCTCTGGTTCTTACAATGCGTGTTTAATGGCTCAAAGATCGCCATGGGGATTCATGAACCAACTGGTGCAGGATCCCAGTTACGGATCGTTTTTTGATATTAGTCCGTCGCTGCTATCCCAACTATCGCCAATGATTCGCTTATATAAGATTGAGATGGATGCTAGCACTCAAGGCGAGCGCCAAGTTGAAATTAAGTTTGATACACACTATAATGCAAGCCCGCTTGATAACATCTTCAGCAACAAGGACAAAAGAGGATTTGGAGTCGGATTGAAGAGTTTTAATTTTTCATACGAAGGGAGCAACCCTTTCGCGGTAAAGAAGAGCATTAAGGCCAAACTCGTTATCTTCGCTAGCTCTTTTGATGACCTCCTGGCTCAACGCGGCCAAGGCCCAGGCGCATTTAGATACTGTGACTTAGCTCTTAAGACGGGGGGCAATTTAAACGAATTGCTGGATCGTTCGGATAAGAGTGCGTCTGCCATTGTTAACAATATTAGTAAATTAAATTTTAGATTAAAGGTGGTGGTGGGCTGGGCAATGCCCAACGGCAATTTTGAGAATAACACACCAATCCCACAAGAAGATCGCACGAACCTGGCCAAGGCGATTGATAATTCTTTTGTAACGTTGAACTTAACACCAACTATCCACAATTTTGATATTGACGATCAGGGTCGCGTTGTGTTTAGCATTGAGTACCTTGCCTATATTGAAGATTTTTTTGATCAGCCCAATTATGATATTTTTGCAAGCCCAAAAAACTACGCAGCCGCCCTTAAAAGGAAACTAATGATTGCCTCAGTTGAGGAGCATTGCGACGCCGACCTGGCCAGCCAAAAAAAGAAAGAAATATATGAAAAAGTAGAGGAAGAGAAAAGAGCAAATCTTTCAACCATCTTGAGCCAGCTTTTAAAGACCGAAAAGATATATTTCGTGCCGATCAAACTCGAGAAGCTCGCGGAATTTAACAAACAGGGTCCGTTTTTTGATTTTTCATTGGATTCCAGCACACCCACTGTGGCCGGCAGCAACGATGAGATTACCACGGGCTTCGCCGCGGCACTGGCGAAACTACAAAAACAGACAGAATTAACGACAGATCTGTCACAGACTAAGATTGAAGCATTGAACGAAACGACATATATTAAATTCTTCTATTTGAGTGATTTGGTGAATGTTGTTTTGCACAATATAGAGACCTCTTTGACGTCCTTGGTGAAAACAACCGAAGGCACGGGCCCAAACAGTCTTACCTTCCCAACCGGACTGACAAAGACAGCCGCGGCCGAGACCTCCTGGAAAGCGCTGGTGGAATCCGAAAAAGAACGATTGCAAAGGCTGCTATTTAACTTTAAGCACTTCAGGGTGCTCCTGGGCCCTTGTGAGTTATATGATTTTTCAACTGGCCAAGGAAAAAGACGCAATGAGAGTTCTCTGATGACTACTGTTAATTTGGGAGATTTGCCCATTTCCGTATCTTATTTTATGGACTGGCTGACAGAAAAGGTGCTCAAGAGAGAGAGCCCAATTTATACCTTGAGCACATTTATGAATGATTTGCTAAACGGATTAGTTAGGAATTTTTTGAATGAAGATCGGTGTCATGATTTGAATATTAAACAAAAAACCAGAATGTTTCAATCTGTGGTGACGAGTTATAAAAATTGGAAAAAAGGCGGCAAGCCCGATACCACCAACCAGGACGAGATTACCAACTGGATCATCCGCCAGGCCAAACATCAGGCCGGCCAAAACGTTCCCGCCTCAAAGCTGTGGATGGAAGAAGTCAGCTGGATGAAGGAATACGCCGGACGAGAGGAAACAGGAATTTTAGACGTAATGGGAGTTCGCGATTCGCCAATCTCCACGCGGTCTCCATCGATGGAGTACAATTATTTAGTTTATTATGCCGGCCGTGTGAACCCGTCGTCAGAGATGAAGGGCGAGCGCGCCGTTGACACGGCTAATGGCATATGGCACTATATGATTGGAAAACCCAACGGCATTGTTAAAACAATCAGGCTGACACGGACAGACTCGCCGGGTCTCAAGGAGGTGAGATTCGAGCAAGAGGGTTACGACGGGCTTTCGCAGTTGCGTGAAACTTATGATGCTACCATAACGTGCTATGGGTCTCCCAATATCGTGCCTGGAACTTACATATATATCGATCCGAGAGGGTTTGCGCCCAAGAAAAGCACCGGCAAGGATGAGTACACCTTTAAGGACTCCGCCGGCAACAAGCACACCATAGATCCCGCACTGCTCACCAGATATGGTATCGGGGGATATTATATGGTGATTAAGGCTGAAAACAAACTTGGTCCCGGGGAGTTTAACACCACCATTACCGCCAAGTGGGTAGCCGAATTGGGCAGCAACAACTCAAATCTTGTGCCGCGGGCCCCTCGACCTACTAAATGTAAAGCGTCCTAATAGGAGGAATGAATCATGGCAGATGAATTTACAAAAAACAACAATGCCGGCACACGAGCCCTCTTTTATGATAGACAGCTTTATCAAGCCACCGCCGGGATGGCTCAGCCAGAGTGGTATGCCTCTTCTGGCGTAACTAATTTGCAAGATTTTCGAGAGAGCGAAAAAATACTTTATGGGAGAGTTAATCGCTATTATGTACCCATCTTTTTAGACACTAAGCGCACAGACCTCTCAAGCATCACTTTTGGCGCCAGCGGCCTGGGGCAGATAAGTGCGCTTCCATTTGTCGCGGAAGCATTTTCGCAGCTATCAATGCAATTTCAAAAAGGCATAGTGTCTGGTAAAATTTCCCCCGATGAGCGATACTTGAGCGATCTGAAGGCAGAAATAGCCTTCGAAGATCCACAAAATCTATATTACATATACACTAACAAGATCTCCGGACAATTGGTAAATTTTTATGTTGAAAATAAAATAGTATTTAAAGATTTTAAAGAGTTTTTGGTGCACCTAAAAGAATCGTGGCGCCGCACTGCCCCTGTTTTCCCAATTACCTTTCCTGCATATATGAAAAGTCGATATTGCCCCATAACAACTACTGGTCTTGTGGTGGAAATTGCCGATAATCTTAGTTGTGCCGACGATCAAACTAAATTTGATGATTTTGTGGCGAGCAAAAATTGGAAATTTTATGTAAATGCCTGCCGGTCGTATGGTTTTGCTGTCGACCTTAACAACCCATGGAGACTAATAGCAGATATAGGATCTGGGGAGATGGTAAAGTATGCGCGTAAATATGGGTTTTCCAGCACAGATGACATTCTTGAATCTGCCTACACTGTGGCTCACATGCCATTTTATACTGGATTTAAGTCGTTTGTGCTGTCGTTGTACAATCAACTGCGCACCAAACAATATATGGTTTCGGAATATTGCCAAAATAGCCAGGTCAAGACTCGCATAGAATATTCCATGGAGTATAAGGTGGAAGATCTTGAAAAGTTGTTTCCAGAAACCTTTTTCATAGACTTATATTGTTATCTGAGGTTCCTGGAAGAAGAAACTAAATTCTCCTCTGCCGAACAAGAGAGGATCACCAAAGATTGCATGGAGTTATATCGCATTCGAGGGATCTCCGAAGCCCTAAATCAGTTTGAAAAAATACTCAATAAGACCTATAGCTACAGAGGGTCCTTGACAGACCGAATGAATCGTGCTATCTTATGATAGAGAAAATATACGAATCGAGGTGGTGATTGCTTTTTCAAACACTGGATGACAAAAACGAATGCGTTGGAGTATATGTTGATGGAAAGTTGCATTTCGACGCCATTCCGACACCTCTGACAAAAACGTGGAAATTTACCGGCTCAGTAGACTCGCATGCGGTACAATATGCATGGATTTACTGCAATGGCAGGAGTATGGCGGAGGTTTGCCCGGATGAGCTTCGTGAAAATTGGGAACGTTGTTCAAAAAAGCTGACGGCATACAAAAAAGCTTTTGCGATTGCAAAGCTCGATTTACGACAACATTGTTTTTTTGATTTGGTTCCGCATGACGCATTGCTTGAGTTCTGTGATGTCAAAAACAAAATTACTGAGTATGTTTTTGAGAATTATGAAAGACCTGCAAACTATGAGCACCTTAAAAATGCTGCGGCCTTATTGCACAAGCTCAAACACCAAGACTTGAAATTGGAAAGTAAGAATTGTCGGTCATTATTTACCAATAGCACACTTCACAGCGGCGCTAAGAAGATTTTGAGCGGCAATAGGTATATTAATTATAACCTTTTCGGCACCGTTACGGGGCGCCTTGCAACTCACCCTTCGTCGTTCCCCATCTTGACTATGAAAAGAGAGCTTCGAAGCCTCATAAAGCCTGCAAATGATTGGTTTCTTTCTTTAGACTATAATGGTGCCGAGGTGCGCACGCTGCTGGCGCTGTCCGGGCAAAAGCAGCCCAACGTGGATATTCATGAGTGGAATGTCATCCATGTTTTCGAGAATGCAACGATGACCCGCGAAGAGGCAAAAACGATCTTCTTTTCGTGGCTATATAACCCGGATTCCGATCACATTGAAACTAATCACTATGATCGCAAAAAAGTACTTGACAAGTACTACGATGGTGACTATATTAATACTATATTTGGGAGGCGCATTATGGTGTCGCCAAAAAAAGCATTCAATTATGCTATACAGAGCACCACTGCCGATCTTGTGATTGACAGGGCAATTGCATTGGACGAATACTTAGATGGAAAAAAGTCATTTATATCGCATATAGTCCACGATGAGGTGGTGATAGATTTAGCAGACGAAGATCGAGACCTAATACCAGAGATGAAAAACATTTTTGCAAAAAACAAGATGGATGAATTTATGGTTAACCTGAAAGCCGGCCGCGACTACTATAATCTCAAGACACTATCACTATGATTTCTATTGTTGGTATTGGCAATGGTGCCAGTGCCATTGCAGAAAAATTTGTCAATTTCCCTCAGTATAACGTGTATGTGCTGAATGACAAGGTTGAGAAATCATCCGGCAAGAAGCGAAAGCTAAAGAGGTTCACAAGCCCTGAAGATTATGAGGAGAATATTCCCGATCTCACCAAGTATTTTTCTAAAATTGACAATCACGTTCAAGTTTTTGTGATGGGTTCGTCCTATAGTTCAAATTACGCCTTGGGGATCCTGCAGCAGATTAGCACTAAAAATGTTGATGTCTTCTATATTCAGCCAGACACCACGCTGCTTACCGGTATTCCTCGCCTAATGGAGCGAGCCGCATGTGGAGTGCTACAAGAGTATGCGCGCTCAGGGCTCTTTAGTTCAATTACAATAATTTCTAATAAAAACTTAGAAGAAGCTCTGCAGCGAGTCCCGATTAAAAAGTTCTATGATCATCTTAATTCATCAATTGCGTCTACCGTTCATTATTTAAATTATTTCTTGCACAATGAACCCGAGATTGGGGTGATAGCTCCCCCTATTGATCATGCGCGTATACGCTCAATTGCAATATTGGAAACTCAGAATATTGAAGAAAAATGGCTTTTTGAGCTTGACATGCCGCGCCAGCTGTGTTATTATTTCTGTATAAACAAGGAAAAGCTTGAGACCGACGGCGGCCTTCACAAGAAGATCGTCGACCGCCTAAAGCAGAAGCCAAGGAACGCATTCAGAAACGTCTCGTATGCAATCTACGAGACTGAGCACGGAAAAGACTTTGGGTTTGTCGTGGCCCATACAAACGCGATACAACAACAAAATACCCTTGACAAGTTAGATCAAGGGTGATACATTAGATATCGAGGAAAGCTCGATATACTTTACA